ATGTCAGAAATTACAGAACTCAATAAACTAACAGAAAATCATTATGTTAATAACCATTCAAAAAATTATAATTTGAATCGTTTTTCTGTTGCGCCGATGTTGGATGGAACCGACCGAGTTATATAATCAATCAGTTATCAATTTCTGGTGTGCTATTGGTGTCCTGATTTTTGTAAAAATACACAAAAAAAAGCGGAAATAATAGCTAATCCTATTACCAGCGGGTATACTTTTAACCAAGAGTTATCACTTGGTAACTTATTTAGTGTGTCTTGGAGGTTTCTATGTTTTGCGAAGAAAAAGTAGCTCAAATGGCTGCATACCTACTGCATAAACGCGGTGGGCGCATGGCATACATAAAATTAATGAAACTTCTTTACCTTGCTGATAGAGAGTGCTTAATTAGATTTGGTGACTCTATGTCAGGAGACAGCTACGTTTCTATGAATCATGGACCTGTTTTATCCAGAACTTATGATTTAGTTAAATCTGGTGGAGATTATGATGATTCTCCATGGGAATTATGGATCTCTGGTGAGGCTAACTATGAAGTTAGCATAAAAAAAGTATTGTCAGGTGTTATGGACGATGATTTTGATGAGCTAAGTAAAGCGGATATAAAAATACTTGATGAGACTTTTTCCAAGTATGGACACCTGAAAAGGTTTCGAATTTGCGATTTAACTCATGAAATATGTCCAGAGTGGAATGATCCTCATGGTTCATCTATCCCCATTAACCCAAGAGACATATTTCTAGCTGGCGGTAAGACTGAACAAGAAGCGGATGCGTGCTTGCGAAGTTTTAATGAAACTAAACAGCTCAAGGCATTTAGTTCTGAATTAGCATGATTGATTATCAACCATATAAAAGAGGTACGGTGTTAGCACCAACAGGCCCATGTGAGCATTTACACGTTGTTTGCAATGATCCTGTTTATTACCCCATTAATGGTTGTGATTGTGTTTTGGTTGTAAATATATCAAGTTGTAAAGAGGGTGTCCCATTCGATGCAACCTGCTTATTAAAACCAGGAGATCATGATTTTATTCGACATGATAGTTACGTGGTTTATAGAGAAGCTATCATTTGGCGAGTTCCAAATGTTATTTCAAGAGTTCAGACAGGCGAAATTATTCCGAGAAGCGATGTTAGCTTTGATGTATTTAAAAGGATAAACGCAGGTTTTGGTATTTCAGAACAAGTAATCCCAAAAAACTTTAAATTTTGGCGTACTTTTTGTTCTAATTATTAGAGAGTGCATTAAGCACTCTTTTTTTATTTATGTCTTCGTATGTAATAATTCTTTTTTAGACTTATCTCTTTTATATTTATATTAAGCGGACGAGTTAGTTAGCGAAAACAGTCCGCTCAACAATATCACAATTAGTCCTCTTCTTTTTGTCTGCGTTCCTCTTCCGCTTTCTGCGCTTCTTCCATCTCACGCATTCTCACGTTATAGATTGATTGCTCTGGCATCTGTACACGGACAGAAATAAAACGACCATCAGGAATATCAATTGGGTCACCATCATTGAAACCGTCAATTTCATTATTAGCAAACTCAGGTGCGTTAGGGTGAGTACGGTGATAAGTTTTAACGAGAATAGAACCGTCCTCATTAACTTCAGAGTCAACCCAAATAAGTGGTTGTTTATTGACATCAAGTGGAATCTCAATACCGCCATCAACACCGCCCCAGCCAGCGTCAGCGTTAAAACCTAATACGCCTTCGATAAGATATTCACCTTTTGCTATTCGAGTAACCGTAGCGCCTTCGGATTCGTCATTAGTGGTGAATGTGCCGTCTGAATTGATGTTGATTACTGGAGATGCACGTTTAATAAAACCATTGCTGTCTACCGTTGTATTTGATGTGCTGTATGAGTCTACGGATGTGAGATAATATAATTTATCAGTGGCGTTGTATTTTGGGTAACGAAAACCCATTCTGCCGTTGGGAGTTATATAAATCTGAGAGCTAGCGGCTATACCTGAATCATCAATCCATCCTCTCACCGTAATCATGCTAACAATAGGGTGTTCTGGCTTTCCAGCTTGCTCCCCTCTTGCTATGCCTGCCGTGATGCCAACAGGGAAATTGTGTACATTTGCCCACCCTGTCACTTTTCTATAATCAGCATACCCTTGTACCGCAACATCCCCATTCTCTGGTAATACCGCATGACGAGCAATATTCTTATATGCACTACTGCCGATATCTTTATTGACTATCACATCATTATTTTTGAATTTTAGTTTTTCACTCCCGATTTCTATACCTGAATACGCATTTCCTATTTGTGTGGATCCGTTATTGTTTGTTAATATGTATGAATCGGATGTGTTTTCATTATTATTTATTCGAAAAATACCTCCATTTTTAATTCTAATTGTCCCTGTTACTTCTCCACCATTTTTATCAAACTTATTGGCAATATCACCCTGCATCTTCTTAATGCTATCGAGAGTGACAATCTCACCATTTGGCATTTCAACTTTTGTCTGCCCTGTCTGAGTCATCCACGTATTCATTGCATCGAGAAAATACTGCGTATAACTATTAATAGCGACCATTGTTCTAGCTGCATCACTATTATTATCGGGCTCAGTGATATGAATTGAGAACGTGGTGTTAGTTGCTGTGGCTAATGCAGGTTGTGCTAATACTAATTCAGTGTCGGAATTAACGGATTTAATCATATACGGAATATTCGTGTTTCCCGATTTAATTAAAATAGTCATTCCGATATTAATAGCTGGATTATTATTTTTAAATTTAGTGCCAGTGCCTTTGACAATAGCAGACCCTGACACTGTATTAACAGTGCCTGTTGTGTATATCATTTTATTTATTCCATAGTTTAATTAATTAGAAATTCTTCGCTTGAATCAGGAAATGCAAAAACTCGTCCTCTTAAAATAAACTCCGTCCACTCCCCGCTATGCCCACCTCCAGCATAAGGTATTTTTATACCAACACTACTTATTCCCTTTCCAGCTGGTATTTTTACAACAAACTCATTACAAACATATTCATCTTTTCTATCATTCGATGGATTTCCCGACCAAACAGAAACTGTTTTTACATTAAAAACCCCATCAACATAAATCTCAGCAACACCTCTACCCTCTCCCATAAATGGTGCCATATATCCCATTAATGCTCTATTCGGCGTTTTTGTTCCAAACCAATCAGGAATATAATCTTCTTGATGTAATGAGCCGTTAATCCACAAGTAGCATGGAGTATCTCGCTGTTTAAATTTAAACAACTCCCTTATTCCATCACCTTTCCATCTATCATTTATATAAATCTCGTCAGAAATTGAAACAATATTTCCTATTAACTTTCCGACCTTAACCGTCCCATTGAAATTACCATCGGCACCGTCAATCATCCCTCTGAATATCGCACTATTAAATTCAGTATTACCAGTATTAGCATCAATAATAAATCCTGTTTTACCCGCCTCGTAATTATTGGATTTAATGGCTTCAGATAACACCATTTCACGAACATTCGCTTTATCTAAAAACGCTTCTTTAATAAAGAATTGCCCATTTTTGGCATACATGAATAATTCCATCTTGCCATTTGCAGGGTTATACCAAGCAAAATTATTGGCGTTGTAGCCAATGAATGATTCAAGCTTGCCGTTCTTAACCTGAGCACTAATCACTTGCCCTGCTGCGTTATAACTAACGCCATCATGTTTGATAGTAATATTGATTGAGTGAGTGACAACACCGTCACCAGCCTGATTGAAGGTAGCTTGCATTTTCTCCTGTATCATTCCCTCCTGTTCATCAAACTTAGCTTGAACTTGTGTTTTGTTTTCAGCAAATGCCTTGTTTGTGTTAGAGATGGCTTGAGAATTTGAAGCAATATCGGCCTCAGCCTGATCAACCTTAGTACGTATTTCAGTAAAGCGCTGACCGATAGCCTCATCAAGATTGGTAATTGACGTTTGAGTCTCTTTAATTGCAGACGTGTTATCACCCACAGCGGAGTAAATTTCTTTAACTTCCTGTGCCCATGCTTCCTCTTGAGTTGCGTTAGCTTGCCATAACTCATTAATACCAGCCTGAGATTCAGCATGTTTTATTAGCAACTGCCTGAAGTTACGATAGCTCGTGTTACTTAAAATAATTGCTGTCTCAGCATTCCAATCAAGCTTTTTATCCAGCTCCTTAAACGCGTCCGTTTCTCTAACTGTGTTATCTAAATCATCAAAAATATCTGAGGGTAATGAGACAGGAACACCCGAAGCTTCCACAAAAGGTGATTTACCATAACTATTAATTGTTCGAACATAAAAATAATACGTGTGCCCAGCTTTTAAATTCTCTTGCGTCCAGAAGTTTCCTTGACCAACTTTGTTTGTTTTGGTGATCACTTCATTTTCAGAGAGATTAGCGAGTTTTTTGTCACTAAACCAAAACTCAAACGTATAACCAAAGACAGCACTATCGCCTTGCTTGGGTGATGCCGTCAGGCTAAACATACCCGGCGTTATTTCAACACCGATTGGTGCTGGCGGTGCTTGAATAGCAAAGTCACTAATAGCAGGAGCAGACATAGCACCAGCGACATTAATTGCTCTCACTTCGACACGATAAGTGCCTCGAGTTAAACCATTAATATCAACACGCTCACCCGGTACTTGAATAGACTGAATGACTTTGCCGTTTTGGAGAATATTAACCGTGTTATAGCGAACATCAGATGCCACGTTCTGCCACGAGATATATCCTTGAACGATATCTGTGACCGAGAGAGGAACAAAAGCCAGATTAATAGGCGCGGCAACGCCACCAGTGGGTAGTTTAGTGAATGGGGGTCTAACAAAGGGTTTACTGGCTAAGTCCTCATAAATATAAGGACCATCTTCTTCGAGAGTAATTTCTACCCCCTCTGATGGATGAAATTTCCAGTCAGCAATGCGAAATTCTAAATCACTGATCCCCAATGCAGGTAATTCGAGTTTTACAACGTCACCAGGGCGATAAGCATATCCATCTAAATTCATGCGTAACTGAATACGACGACCTGCGCGTTTTTTACGTAAGTAGAGGTTGGCTAGTCGATTGGCTTGGTATGGACTGGTTACAAAACGATAGTCCATATTTTCTTTAATTTCTAAGCCGTCTTCTTCTATCCACTCCTCAATAACTACGGGTTCAAAATCAGTTTTGTTATATTGTTGCTCTGCATCAACAAAAGTACCGTAAATCGCATTAGTCGCATCACGCAAAGAAAGTTCTGGCGTCACCGTTACCGTATCGATAATTTGTGACTCATCAATTGTGAGTAATGCAGGTCCATTATAAACCTGCATCAAAATACCATGCTTACCTGCAATATAGGTCGGCTCACCAGCAATACATTTATGCATCATCTCTAATACAGAGGCAGGACTTTCTTCAAGTTCATAAGCGCCATTTAATGTATATCGAGGCTCATTTTTTCCATCTGGCGTTTGTACGGTTTCATCACAAATATCTGCTGCACTTTTAAATGCATCCCAATCAATATCGGAGTCTGGAACACCTAAGTAATGGCGGTAGTAATCTAATATGACCAAAGCCCCATTATTCGACCACTCTGTTTTCTCAGTGCGGGGATCGTAAATTTCTTTTCCCCATAGTTCGCTTTTGACATTAGGTACACCATAAGGAAATTTTTCTTGATCGAAACGTAATGTTAAGCGCAACCATGCAAGACCTCGACCAATCATATCTTCTTTCCATGATGGCGCTTTTTTTAATAAATAGGGATCTACTTCAGTTCTGCCATTATGAAACTCATATTGTGCGTTATCCCCTAAATCTTCAATTTTGTCATCGTTAAAATAAATTTGACCTAATTTATGTATGGGATGTGATGCTATGGCTAACGCCATGTAGAGTTCTTCATTTTCGTCTTGCTCGCCTTCCTCTTCTTCGGCAAAGAAAAGCAAACCTGACATCATTGTTTTACCTACAACAACAGTCTCTGGTGCTGATGCTGAACGTAGCATCTGTTTACGCTCGGATTGGTCGCGATAACCAGAACCAGGCACTTTATCTTTAAAGATAAACGCACTTGCAGCTTGAACGGCAATACCGGCAACAATTAATGCGGTACCCAACCCCCCTGTAGCAATAACCCCTGCTATCATTAAGCCAGCAGAGACAACGCTTGTGACTGTCTTACCCATTTATTGTACTCTCCATGCTTTAATTGGTTTATTGCTCACAGCACGAACTCCATCCGTTGAAACTGCCCATAGTTTGCTACCCCATAACACACCCAACGTTTTCCCTTCATCCCCTTCAAACATCACAATGTCACCACGCCCTGCTTCGTTTGTTGGAATTTCATCAAAAAAACGACTCACGGCACCTTCCAATGTTCCAAACTCTTTTTGTAATACTCTAAATGCACCTGTTTTTGTTTTGTAGCGCCCACGAATGCTTTCGCAGGGATCGAAATCGCAAACAGCAATGACGCAATCAGATGCAAACAAACAACAATCATGCTCACCCCATACAAAAGGGCGATTTATGGCATTCTTTAAAGTTTCAGGAAGGCGAGTAGTCCATTGTTGGTGTCTCATGGTTTTCTCCAGACAATAAAAAACCCGCCGAAGCGGGTTGACAAAAAGTGTATTTAATTACTTTTTATTTCTAGTTTTTTAATTAAACGCTTTTTATATTCTTCTAGGTTTTTTATTTCACAGTCAATTTTTTTACTGCTTTCTTCTAGATATTCTTTTGAGTACTGCTGTAATTCTTCAACTGTTTCTACTCGTCCTCCTTTTAAGTTTTCTATTTCTTCATTAGTATATTTAGGGCATCCCTCATACCATTCCTTATTGGAGTCAAAAGAATAAGTTGAAGCAGAAAAGCAGAATAATAACGTTGCCGTAATAAATATATTTTTCATAGCAAACCTTTAATCATTTATAAATAAACGCAGGTGCATTTTTCTTGCTACCCCAATAAATAGCCCGATCAGCCATCTGCGCCACATAACGGAATATCCTATCGCCCTTTTTACGTTTAGACCATGATTCATCAGTAAATCTGTCGGGTAAACCATAAGACCATCGTTCAAATCGATTAGAAACGGTGACGGCTATTTCATTCTCTTCACCTGTTGTCACACCAATGGTTGATATTTGACCAGCAAATAAAACCTCAGCAAGTGCAGGTTTCCCCTCTTCATTTAATGCAACTAACATCAACTGCGCATTTCTCCCACGAACTCGCTCATTCATCACCTCGCCAATTAATGAAGAATCGAAACCTGAGAGTTTCATGATAAGCTGTTGTGGGCTTGTGGTCATATTTTCTCCCACAGACTCAATTGCACCAAACTGGCCAACACCTTGGTAAATTTCACCTGCAATAATGATATTACCCACACCGGTATGTGCACGCACCACACCTGATTTAAGATCTAAACGAGAGGCAACAACTAAATAATATCCCTCATTAATTACCTTAACCATATCATTACTAAATGGATGATATTTCATGTTAATGCTTCCTCGAATGACAAAGAAGTGCTAGTAAGTATGCCCGGTTTACGTTGGAAATTACCCTGATCGTTACTAGTTAGTTTAAAAATACCGTATGGCGCTTCATTTTCTATCAAATCATTTACCGCCGGTGCATAACGTAATATAGGGGCAATAGGAATTGTTGCGTTTCCTTGTGCATCACTAATCACATTAGCCGTCACTCGCTTTAGTTCATCATTTACCGTGATATAATCACCAATGCGTAAAACAATGCTATTGGGTAACCAGTCTTTACTTCCTAATAATTTTCCAGATTGATTGGGTTGGCTAACTTTAGGTTTACCGCGTTGAGTTAAACCAGAACGCGCCCAATCACTAATTTTCACTCGACCACTTTCACCATCTAACTCGGCAACAAACGCCTCTAAAACCCTTGCTTGCTCATCGGTCAAATTATTAAATGACATACTGCAACGCCAACGCGAGCCGGGAAAGCGTACTGTCTGCACACTCCCCGTAAAAGTTGATGTAAAGGTTTTACTGTTACTCACGAGTTGCCAGCTTAATGAGGCTGGCACGATGGATTGTGGCCACGATAATATCGTTGCCATTTATCGTAGGTTCCTTCTTAATGTTCCATTGGTTTGAAAGTCTCGCATAATGTCAGATTTGGCTTTTGATGCACCTTGTTCTGCTCCCATTCTTGCTGCTTCCTGTATAGCTTGATAAAGCGCTTCATCACCATTACCTGTTACATGAAATGTTTGATGAATAATGGTATCGCCTGACGCAACAGAGTTGCTTCCGGTTGCTCTAACGCCTAAAGATCCATCAGGTCCACGTTTTAAAGGCATGATCGCCTCGCTTCCAGCTTCCCCCATCAAGCCAAGATTAGGCGCACCACCTTTTGCAAAGGCAAATAATGTCGGTGAACTAACCACCTGGTTGCTATATTGGCTGAGGCTTGGTGAGCTGTAAACATCCCCTTTGGCGTTCGCTTTTACACCCACCTTACCCGCTTTAGCGCCACTTGCTGCACCGCTACTGCCACCAGCAAAACCGCCCATTAATCCCGTCAATGCATTGGTAATTTGAGCTTGAATTGCAATACGAATAAGATCAGAAATAATTGAACTGGCTAATGATGAAGAAAATTCTTTAATGCCCTCTGAAAAGGACTTCGTTCCCATCAACATGCCTGTCATTGCATTAGCGGTTCGTTGTTCAACAGCATCAACTAAATTCATTTGCATACGTTGCCACATACCTTGGGAGGCATACAGCTCTTTGCTTGATTGATATTGTGCTTCTTTTGACTTATTTGTAGCCGCAATAACTAACTGTTCATAACGTTCTTTGCTAACTAAACCATCCTCATAGTAAGCCTGATAAAGCGCCTTTTGTTCTTCCAGTTGGTTTCTGAGTTGAATAACGGGATCTATTTCGCCAAGAATGCTGATATTAGGGAGAGAAATGCCTTTTGCTTGCTCTGATAAACGATATTTTGTCGTATCTTGTGCCATTTGGCGCCGTGCATATTGGTATTCTTTTTCAGTCAACAATTGTTGCTCAAAGAGTGATTTAAGCTCTTTTGTCATCTCTTGTTCATTTCGGATGGATGCGCGCATAGGAGAGTATTTTTCTGCTAATTCTACACGCTGTTTCATGTGGTTTTCAGCATTGAGTGTTTTTAATCGCTCATACTCTGCTTGCTTCATGCCACCGGCTTTTAAGTTTTCCTGAAGCTTGCGCATTGTTTCCGATTCACTTAAGGATATTCGCTCTAAACTTGTTGCGTGCTCTTGCTCTATTTGCATGCGTAATTGATGGTATTGACTAACTTTTTGTTTAGAACCTGAAACTAGGTCATTCCCTCCATCATTTCCACCGCCTCCGCCATCTCCCACTGGTTTATCTTCTTTAGTTGGCTGGCTAAAAATCCCCGTTTTTAATGTACTCTCTCGATTCGCAATTTTTTGCTTTCGGATTTCAATTTCTTTGTCTATATCCTCAATTTCGCTTAATACCTTTCTTCGCCCTTTTGCAAACTCTTCAGAGTCTTTTCCCCAAAGGCTAACTGCGGCATAACCAAACCAACTGCCATTTTTTATCGAAGACATTTCGCCTTCGCGTTTTTCTGAATAAGTAGCCTGCTCTCCATATAGACGCTTCTTTTCTGCCTCGAGTAAGGAGAGCTCTTCTTTAATTTCATCAAGTTGAACTTCTATTTTCACCCTAGAAAGACGCTGAAGTTCAGTAATAGTCTCGACCACAGCCCCTTTCATCCCTTCTATTTTCAACTTAGCCTCATCAGCCCTAGTTGCAAAATAATAAACTGCTGAACCCGCCAAAGCCAAAACACCAACGGGTCCACCTAAGGCAGAAACAACACTTCGGAGTCCTAAACTAGATGCTCGTAACGCCCTTTGGCTATAAGAAAGTCGATTATTAGCTGCTGTAAGTTGATCGGTATATTTAGATCTTAACGCAAATGCTTCCGCTTCCTGCCTCACAAGACGATTTCGCTCACTCGCTAATCCTTGCATCTGTAAACCATGCCGATTCATTATGGCGCTCTGTTGAGTCAATGCCTGACCTTGCTGAGCAAGCTTATTAATGGTGGCATCAGCTGAAGCAATCCCTCTTCTGGCGGTTTCAGCCTGTTGCTTAGCATTGCTTCTTATTGCTGCTTCATTTTTTACCCATTCTTTGGTTTGATCTTGAAGCCCTCTAGTCATTCTGGCACCAATAACAGGTAAAACCGCATATGTCGCAATATTAGCTAACGTGGAGAAGTTGTTATTTAATGCATTCACTGCAGCAGTGACATTTTGCACCCCCGTTCGTAAAGGACCATCGGCACTGGTACCAACTTTAATCGCCAAGCCTTCGAACGACTTTTCCATTAATTCTAAATCAGCATTTAGATTTTGTGCCCTTTTCCCTGCTTGCTCATACGCTGTTTCGGTATCAGTAAGCGCCTTAGTTAAATCAACAAGCTGATCCCGATTTTTAACTAAAATAGTACCTGCACTGACATTGGCGCGACCAAATATTTTTGTGGATGCAGTGGTGGAATAGTTTTTCTTATCGAGGTTTTCTAATGCAGTGGCTAGACCCACAACAGATGGACGCAAGTTTTTATCAGCTGAACGCTCCAAAGCCAGTAGAACGTTACGCAACATCGTACCGGCAACTTCGGCCTTGATCCCTTTTCCAGCTAAAACTTGAATAGATGCATTAAGTTGCTCAAATGAAACACCGGCTTGAGAAGCAACGGTGCCACTTTTCACAATGGCTTGTGCTGTTTCGTTAATTTCAGATGCACCATATTTCGCACCTGCCGCTAACACATTAATGTAACGCTCAGATGAGACGGCTGACTCACCAAACTGATTGAGGCTTAGTGTAAGTGACTTCGCAGCATCGGATAACTCAATACCTGAAGCTTGCGCCAAGGTAATCGATTTAGCCGTTACATCTTCCAAAGCACCTGCAGTCTGCAGTAATGACGGTTTTGCTGAAGCAATCAGTTTCATGGCATCCGCAACTTTTATCGCGCCAAACTCCGTCGTTCGCCCCATTTCTTGAGAAGCGAGGCTATACTCTTTCATTCGCTCAATCGAAGCGCCAGTTATTGCACTTAAATCAGAAATTGCCTGACTATATTTACGAGAAATATTTAGAATGCTACCAATGGATAAACTCACTCCACCTAACATTGCCAGTCGTCCTGCAACATTTGTCACTTGATGACTGATTGAATAAAATCCATCTGCAACCGCTTTTGTTTCACGTTTTGCTTTATTAGAAAAGCGCTCTGTTTCTCGTCCAGCATGATTTAATGCGCCGGATATATTGCTTCTAAAACTGGCGTCATTCAGCAATAGCCCAACCCGTAAATCGGCTAAATTAGTGGCCATAATATTATCTTCCTATCATTTTCATTACGTCAGAACATTGCTGTTCAACAGATTTAGAGGTGTTTGTGGGTTGATGTGGATTTTTAGATGGGGAATTGTTTTTAGGTGGCGCTACTACACCTGATTTTTCTGATTTGAGCGTAAAATAAGCCTGCCAGCCTAACAAGGTATTGGCAGGCAAATTGAGAACGCGATATGGGTCAATTTCCCCCAACTCTTCAGCAAGTTGATAAGCAAAATAGAGTAACGGGCTGTCCGTTAGTTTTTTTTTGCCTCATCTAACGTGCCAATGGAGTGTTGCTTTACGACGTTAATCGCTTCGATGAGGATCGCATTATCATGGACGTTAACCAATTCTTCTGGTTTGGGTAGTAACGATTTACTTATCGATTTACCTTCATCGTCAACCAAGCAATTCAGCAACATACCTACGTTTCGTAATGATGCCTCACGTAATTTGCCATGTTGATTTAATTCTGAAACCTCAAGTTCCAAATTCATCAACTCGTTAGCCGTCATACGACGAATGTTTACCTTTACTCCACATAGAATATCGACTTCGATAATTTGAGGTTTCGCGGTAAGCAAAGAGGCTTTTAATCCTTTCATTAACCCTGATCTCCTGTTGATGTTGCAGAAGAAGTTCCCCATACAAGGTTATTTTGTTTTCCTTTTACGGTGATCTGGATGGCTTCATTAGCAGGCGCTGAGATGTCATTTAATTCCCAGCCTGATAATGAAAGGATCATCGTTGCTGTACGTTTATTAGGAAGCTCACAGTAAAACTGCACCGTTTCACGTTTTTCTGCTGCATTCAAGAATGCAACAAAGTTTTCATTTTCTGGATCATCAATGAAGCCTAACGACTTTTCAGGTCCTTCCGGTAAATCAGAAATAAATTGTTTGTTTTTATCAATGAGTGTCGTGACATCAACAAAGCTCCCTGATTGTCCTGTGGCACCTAATGCCTTACAGTTAACCAGTGGCTTCATTTGTTCAACGGTATCACCCGCTTTACCAAATTTCACAATAGTGCCGGCGGGAAGCATGGCGTATTCTGGCGATGTTTTTTGATCTGCCATTATTTTTACTCCTAAGTATATAAAGAAAGGGCATGGCGAATATGCTCAGTTAAGGCATTGAGCACCGCACGTTGGTTGTAATCGAGGGCTGGACGAATAAAAGGACGGGCAACTTGTTTGATGGTGCCGAACTCTTGAGCGCGAGCTTTCATATAATGAGGTTTTGTCGGTCCTACGGTGACCATGACAACCCCATTCGTGTTTTTTACTCGTGTCGTTTTGATGGTGATATTGTCTCGCATATGAGGCTCTGTGCTTTTCGCATCAAACCCTGCATGGGCTTCCATATCATCTTTCACGACTTGCATGGCTTCTCGCCCTGCATCGCGTAATATCTTGGTTTTTAACTCAACTTCTAACTGCTTTAATTTCCGACCTAATTCATCCAACCCTGTCACGCTAAGGTTGGTTATCACGTTGCATCCTCGGGATAAGTGATAATAAAATCGCGATAAATACGGTAAATTTTGCGATTTTCCGTTTGCTCAGTCATGTCCTGCAGAAAGTTACCTCGCTGAACAGTTTGAACAGGATGGTTGCCAATATAACCGTGTTGAATAGCCTCCCACTCACGACAGAGAGTCGATTCCAGCTTTAAGGCTTTTGGGTAGTCATCAGGTATTTGAATAACGATTTGAAAACGAGCTTGAACCAGTGATGTGCGGGCTAATCCAGAGTCTATCTTTGGATCACTAATCCGTTGATAGATAACCCCTTCCAATTTATCTGAAGGAAGTTTTAGCGGATAAGCTAATAGCCCCGTAATACGCTCCAGATCGGCTTTAATATCAATTTCTATCATGTTGAATATTCGCCTCCGTGGTAATAATGGTTCTATCAGCCTGATTTCGGTCAACAGCGCGAACGGTAAATAGTCGCCCCTGATAGCCCACCAGCCACCCCATATCAACATCAGAACGAGGACGAATGGTGAAATGATAAGTTTCAATGACCTGATCTTGGTCAGCGGTACGAATTTTACGGTTCGACATCGATTCTGCTTTAGCCCATACCTCAGCCACTTTTTTTGAAACGACTTTTTCACTCCCTAAATCATCACGTTCTGTAACATAGTGAGAAAGGAAGATGCGTTTATTGAGTTCACCGGCTTTCATCATTCCTCACAGATTAATATGACGATAGGGATCGAGTAGTAATTTAAATCCTGCTGGTAATATGGCTGTTTCTCTATTTTCATAGAAATTACCAACGGCCAGCATAAGAGCTAATTCAATATCATCAGTGATCAATAAACCGTCAGGATCTTCCTCTGGAATATCCTTTTCGTAGAGATGTCGATTGATATACCCTTCAGCTCGTTGCTTTGCCGCTATCAGATAAGTTTTCAGTAATTCATCTTCTAAGGTATTACCCTCATCCAATCGACATTGCTGCTTCAATTTTTCTAGTGTGGGTAGTGGCATAAATCCCCCAATACCTGCGACCATCCAGATCGCAGGCACAAAAAAACCGCAATTAAGCGGTACTTGATTGATTCAGTGTTATTTAAAACTATTTTGTCGCGCTTTTACCCACCAGCGCTTTAATTGCAGAAGTATCTTCAAGTACGCAGTCAAAACGATGGAAGGCTAAGAACGCAGTTTGGTCATAATCAGCATAACGCTCAACCAAACGTTTTAACGTCATGTAGGTCACACGGCGTAAAATGAAGCGGTCAAAGTCACCACAGAAGATGAATTTTTTACCCGCTTCCATTTTGTCGATAGCCTGATCCACAACATACTGCATACCTAAAATTTGTGCTGGTGCAACACCCGAAATAGACGGAAGCCATAAGGGACGCTTTTGCGCATCTTCCATTAATTTTAGGTTTTTCAACGTATCATCATTAAAGGCAAGGCGGAATTTAGGGCTATTGCGGTAAGCAGGATCAATCGCATGCTCTAATTCAGCAATATCTTTCCAGTTTAATGACGCACCTGATGCCTCAACCGTGCCTGTTACCGCTGTTTCCAAACCTGAAGGTTGTTGAGGTGTTCCTGTACCAGTACCTTTAATTAAGTATTTTGCTTCACCACGACCAATGCGTTGAGCAATACGCGAAGCTAAATAGGCTTGAATATCCACACCACTATCTTGCAGTAGCTCATTGGATACACGGATGATTTTCGATGTTAATTTTTTGGCCCCTAAAATGGCGGTGCCAAACTCAACATCTTGCTCACCTGCTGCGGTATTTTCGCCCAGTAATTCACCTTCTTCATTAGTACCATCAGATGTTGACCACGTAATATCTTGACCGGTGGCAGTTGATAAAATTTGAGCCACACTGGCGATACCACCATAGGCTTTCATTTGATCAACAATCTTATTTAACATCTGAGTAGGAACAGTGTAACCCCCTTTTTCATCAGGTGAGGTGCCTTGAGCGCGGATCTCTTTTACCGCTTGACGCTCTTCAGCAGTGAGTTCACCAAAACCACAACGCAGGAATCGATCAAACGCTTGATTGCGACGCTCTGCTTGCTCTGTTTCAGGGTTATTCGGTTGTTGACCACGCTGTTCTTTCTCTTTGTCATCAACCAAATCTTGATCTAATGAGCGTAGTTGCTCTTCACGCTGAATCTGAGCATCTAAATTTTCAAGTTCAGTTTGCGCTTTATTCCATTGAGTGCGTTGCTCTTCAGTCATCACACCATCACCCACTTTTTCGTGAATGGCGCGCATATCAATCGCGATAGTGTTACGTTTTTGTTTTAATTCATGAAGCTTCATAGTCATAGTCTTACCTTATGCATTGAGTAAAGTCATAAGACGCTCACGCGCCAATTTTTGATTAATTGCTTTTTGGAGATCGCCACTGTCTCTGGCTTCTTTCCATGCATTCATTGAGCGAACCGCAGAATCTGCATCTTGATACGCCGGATAGGTGACAGGGCTGACATCATAGAGTCGAGAAAATCGTGTTATTTCACGAATAACGACACCCTCATCATCTTGGTACCAGTCTTCACCATCCCGTGCGACACGAAAGGCAAAGGAGCTTTGATTGATATCGCCACGTTGCATCGGTGCTAACACTAAATCACGAATGGTTTGTGTATCCGGTGCCGTGATATCGTAAACAAGCCCACGTTCATTGACGCTAAGCGACAAGGTTCCTGCTGTTGTTCGCCCTAAAATATAATTAGGATCGTGATTAAATAACCCGCGAACATCATCATTGAGTACATCATCAAACGCCCCTGGTTTAATAATTTCACGAAATCCATAAATCAGTTCAGATCGGGAGTCGAAGACAGAGCCTAAACCCACGATATGTGTCGGTTTATTTTCCTCTCCCGCCTCTGCCCGAACCTCACCGACATAACATCGTGTTTCTTTTTCACTGCTCATCGTTATCCCCTTTCGATTCTTCTGTTTTTCCCCCTGCGGACTGAGTGGCATTGACGCTCACTAACATTTCATCAAGGCCATCAACAGGATTCATATCCTCAAAGGCACGCGCCTCATTACGACTCATCCAACCATCTGTAATGGCAAAATGATAGAAATCGGCTCGCTCTTTCGGTGTCCCTCGCAACAACCCCGCTAAATTAAATCGCACATAAAAGCCGGCCACTCGCTCTTGTCGAGTAAACAAGCGTCGATTTAATTCCTGCTCCCAGTTCACTACCCATGGCATGATGGTATGCCGTACAAACTGAATGGATTGTTCTGAGATGTTTGAGAAAGTGGCTTTTTCGAGGTCGTTAATCATGTGAGCTGGCACATTGAAGATCCCTGCAATCATTGAGCGATTCAGTTTCAACATATCAATCAATTGAGCATCAACAGGAGAAACTGTCAGCGCCTTGTAATCCAGATCGGCAGGTAAAAGCATGGTTTTATTTTCTTGACTTCGTAACATTCGGGAAGCTTTTTGCCACATATCTTTCAGTCGCTCCCAGCCGTCTTTCTGTAAATCACCCTTCACTGAGACGATACCTGCCGGACGAGCATTACCACCGAAAAACGAACTTGTGTATTTCTGCCCGGACATACCCATGCCGATGGTTTCCGCATGTTGAATGATTGGGCTGATCCCCATTCTTTGATTATTCCCTAACGCCCGAATATGGATCATGTCATCGGGGCTAATAGCAAAGTTACCCAATTCGTTATAAACGCCGTAAGTGTATCGACCACCGGTATTAAGCAGTGTGGTTTCCCACGGCATACAGGCTTCTAGGTTTGTCACCTCGCCTTTTCGGTTACGAATAACTTGGGTATAACCATTTCCCCAACCCAACACATGACGCTCTTTTGTTTCGCGCCACTTATAACTGGTTTGCCACTCGTTAGGCTCATCATGAACTAAATAAAACAAAGGATGATCACGCGCAGTTTCTACCCTATTACCCGACTTTCGCATTACATGCAGTGGCATCTGGGCAATAGACGATGAAAGCACATAAATACAGGCATAGACTGCGGCTAATTTCATGGATGTTTCAGGGCTAACATATACATCAGCCGTAAATAATCCGTCATTATCAATAGAGTCAGCCGTAATCGGTATGTTAGGGTTCTCTAAACTGGGTGAGTCGTTGCGAAATAGAGCATCAATTAACACGTTTCCCCCTCATAGCTACCGCCAAAGCATAGGTTATTGCAATGCAACCACCGATAATCAGCGTGTTAGCAACACCATATTTTAGATAACACCCCGCCATAACCGCACCAACACCAGCCAGTGCAGTGATATCAAGTAATAAGTTTTTCATAGGAATAAAAGGTCTTCGTTAGGATCTAAAGAGGAAAGGAAGTCACGCTCTTCATGTAGCATTGCTCGCCCAATTGCCATAATTAATGCAACTGCACCGTCAATTTTGTTCTCGTTCTGCTCTTTAATGGGCCTCACCACATCGTCATTACCTGGTAGATATTTACCAACCACATTCCCCATACACCATGTCATAATCGGATTACCATCATGATGAAAGCGCCCAGAAGCAATTGCAGCTTCAAGCTCTTTCATTGGATCTGACATATTTGTGTAGTTTTGAACGATTGTGATAGGGTTTAGCCCCTCATCGGCTAAATGATGCGATAAGTTAGTTGCTCCATGAGGATCAATTGGGCTTTCACTAATGGGTGTATTGAGGTTATCTGCTATTGCATCTTCCAAAATAACGCGGTAATCAATCTCCGCGCCATCAGTGAGGGTTAAATGCTTTGTTTCTACCCATTTTTTAAATCGTTCTGCAGTACGCTGATTTTCAATATCAGCACTAAAAACTGCATTGTAAGGCACATAAAAACTAGGTGAAATGCAGTAATAATGACGCTTGCCTTCTATTTCACGAGTAAACAACTTTACCCGCGAATTCATATCGATTTTTCTAGCTAAGTCAAGACCTTGATAGCAATACTGACCTTCAAACATCTCTAACGTGAGTGTTTTATCCTCACACGCTCGCCAACTCAACATGTTAAAGAAAGCCGAGCGAGCAGAAACCCAAATATTTAAATGTTTAGTTTTGAAAATACTGGCTAATCGAGGGTTGTTTTTAGCTCTATTTTGCTGACTAATAAGAAACTCACTATAAACAGAAACCCCCATATTGGGATTAGCTTTCTTTAGTGTATTCGGATCAGTCCAATCATCTTTTTCATCAACGGTATAAATGACACCAAATAATTCATCATTAGGCACTGTTCCATTGAGCATTTCGATCACTTCACGGCGCTTATCGTAACAAGGTCCTTCGATATTATAACCCGCTGTTGTGATAGCCCACATCAACGGCTGACGTCTTGCACCCATTCCGGTTAGCATCGTTGTGTAAAGGGAGTCACTATCATGCTCATGGTATTCATCCACGATTGCACAATGTGGAGACTGACCATCACCTGGGTCACCAATCAGCGGTTCAAAACGCGCCCCATCTTCAGGGCGATTCATGTTTTTTGCATTAACCTCAATGCCAAATGCCTCGGTTAACAACGGAGTGCGCTTACACATCAACTTAGCTGGTCTAAATACTTCCCATGCTTGTTTTTCTGTCGTGGCACCAGAATAAACCTCCGCACCAAATTCGTTATCACAAGTAAAGCAATACAGCGCAACGCCTGCGGAAATAGCTGATTTCCCATTTTTACGCGGAATTTCGGTATATACTTCACGAAAGCGACGAAGTTTTGTTCCTTTTTGAACCCACCCAAATGCACTACAAACGATAAATAGCTGCCAAGGTTCAAGCGTAATAGGCATTCGTTTAAATGCCCACTCACCTTTGGTGTGTGGCAATAACTGAATAAACTTTGCAGCTTGCTCAGCTAAATCCTTATCAAATCGATAGCGAAATTTTCGCGATTTCTCTTGCGCCATATCATCAATATGTCGCTGGCAGGCATCAATTACATACTGACATACCACAATCTTGCCACGCACCACATCACGCGCATATTGATTTGCCGCATTGACGTTCGGGTAAGATTTACGGCTCATGATGAAATAATCCTCATAAAGGGGTTATCTTGCTTTTTTTGCCCCGCAAGACCAATTAATCGCTGACGACTACTTGGATCTAAACCCAGCATTGCGCCCGTGCGATCCATTTCACTTTCTTGTTCTTTTTTTGTCGTTAAATCAGGGTTTTTTATTGGTCCTCCCGTGGCACCAATTAAGCGAGTACCATCACGCATGATCGCAATTACCGAATTACGCCAAATATGATAGGCGACACACCAACGTTCAAGCACAGCGAGATCAGTAATACATAATATGCCTTGACCACAAAGCTCCTTGATTGTGACTTCCCACATAACAACAGCAAGCTCTAGTTTGTTTTCGGTAAACCAATCTGGTGGCGTCACACCTTTTAATGGTGTGAATACCGGCTCGTCTTTATTGAGCGCTCGTTTTCCCGGATTACCGGCCAATTCTTTTCTGGCGGTAGGCTTCGGGCGACGACCAGATTTGCCCGGAGTGCCAGCCATAAATAAACCTCCAAATCATTCAAGATCCGATACATAAATATGGCTAAACAATTAGCCAGTTTTAATTTCATTTTTCGCGGGTATAAAAATTGACTTAGGGGGGCGGTCCTAGGTGGCGAGAGTGGTAGGGATTTTACCCGCCCCCTCCCCTATGAATAATAGGGTTGCTTTAAGCTACGGAATTATTTCCCTTCCCTTGCTGTCTTAGCTCTATGACACGGCCAACACAGGCTTTGTAGGTTATCTTCTGCATCGGTACCCCCATGCGCCTTAGCAATGATATGGTCAACCGTTTTTGCTTCAGTGGCTCGTCCTGCTTTTAAGCATTCCTGGCACAGATACTTATCACGCTTGAGTATACGAGCTCGCAGTTTATCCCACTTTGTACCATAACCACGTTGATGACGAGACTTACCACGCTGGTGCATTTCCCATCCTAGGTTCTGATGATCTTCACAGTAACCGTTACGTTCGGTTGTTGTCTTAGCGCATCCCTGCTTACGACACGCACGAGGTATGCGAGGTGGCATGTTATCTCCTATAATTTAAAGGGCAGATATCTGCCATTTTAAAGAAGAGGATAATACCCTTTATTGAACATAGGGTATTTTCACCTTTACTTCTGACTGCACCACGTTCTGTTAGTTAAATCATTCACAGCCTGTGACCATGCATTATTCTGAGTTTCCATTACTCTTTTTAACTCATTGATAGCAACATCTTGTCGATCAATTTGCATTCGTAAATTTGTCAGTTGAGCCTTGGTATCCGCCTCTGACTTATTACTGACAAGCACACCACTAAACACTGCATCACCTGATACACAGCACTTAAGTTTTGCTCCATCAATAACAGCATCTTTCATAAAATACTGACCTGAACCTGCAATAAAGTAATCATTGCCTTGCTCTGGTTTGATATTGACCTTGACACCTAAATCTTGCATCAGTTGCTTAATACGATTGAGTTGTTCTTCTAACTTATCTAACTCACTTGTATCCACTGAGACTTTTAATTGAATAGTGTTATCTGACATCGTTTAATCCCTCAATAATAATAGGTTCACTACCTGCTATCTTGGCCCACTTATTCTGCTCTGGGAGTAATTCTTTAAGTTGGTTATCAATAGATTTAATTGTTTCGATTGCCACAGGAATGTTGTCATAATTAAACAATCTATATTCATTAGTTAGCCGACTATAGGTAAGGCAAGTTTCATTTATAGCGCCTGCAATACCTTTAAGTTCAGACTGCCTACTCCGAATCAAAGAATGTATCTTTTTGGATAGGTATACATCACGACCTATCGCCTCATAGTTAATCTGGTTATCTGACATGATGCTCTCCAATAAAAAAGCCACCAGCTATTAACTGATGGCTATCTATATAAACTCTATCAACGTTACTCAATGAATGACGTTTGTAGAATTAATTATGTCTCTCCATAGTCACGCCGTTTCTTCTACCTACAGCTGACGTTGCTGATAATGACCGAAAAATAACAAAATGGTGGTATTCATTGTTTTTGACTCTCACCATGCGCTATCTGTCGAGAATAAAACAGGTCATGGCTAACATAGGAGACAACGACAACGCTACGTCTTCTTCTATTGGCACGAAATAAAAATAGCAGTATGATTAATATGTATTTATTTTTTGCTTAAATTCAGCCACCCTGTGAAATCAAACTCACAGGGTTATTTTTATATTGCGCTGTTTATTTAGGTAGGAGATAGATAAGAATAATCAATCTGGTATATATATTTACCTAAGCTATACTAAGTAAACATCGCTATACTTTAATTGATATCTTGTTAGTTTGCCCTCGTACCCTACGTAGGGCTTTTTTAGTTCACACACTCCGTTCTAATGTAATCCTGTAATCCCAATATCACTTGCTCTGACTCTGCAATTCGCTCTCTGAGTAACCAATAATTTCGGATAGCGGTGTCAGTAGGTCGGGCGGTGGTTGCATCATCCATGCTGGTGGTGGAATTACTGGTGCTCTTTGGACACTCGGCTTTGATGTACACCCGCTCAGGATTACGCTCGCTAATATCACGTAAGCGACTAATTTCATTCTTTGCATTAACAAGCTCCTGTGTATGCCTTATATCAAGTTGATTTAGTCGCTCTATGCGTGCTTGATAGTCAGTATTGATAGCTTTCTGCTCTTCGAGCGTGACTGTAAGTTCTTTGTTGTTTTCTGTCAGTGCGTTAATTCTTTTCGCCTGTGCATTAATCAGCACGCAACCACCAGCAACAATCCCCACTATCATAATGACAATGTAAAGTTTCCAGTGCTTCATAATTAGTACCGATGATGTGAGAGAGCTATCTGACAGCGCTTGTCTAAACTGGCTTTATCGTTAACACATGAATTATCAATTGAGAGATAAATACCACCAGCGACCGTGATGAGTAATACGAGGATAAAGCTGATAATGATAATTAAAGGTTTCCATGACATAGTGCTGACTCCGCGTCTCTACGACTGACTAACCCTCGCCATACTTTGCCACCGGCATAAACCCATCGTTTCATTTCTTCACATGCACCATACTGATCCCCAGCATTTAATTTCTTTAGCAACGTAGAACGTGCAAAGGCTGTGGTGCCGACATTAAAAGCAAAGGAATATAAAGAGGCTTTTGTTTTATCATCTATTGGCACTTTAACCAGGATATCAACTTGTTGTTGAGTTCTGATAAAGTCTTTCTGAAGTAACTCGTCACATTCTTGCTGTGTGTATGTCTTACCTTGAATGATGTCTTTGCCTGTGTGTCCATAACAAACCGTCAGAATTCCAGCAACATCATGGTATGGCTCATAACGCACTCCCTCAAAATAACCAATCACTGTTAGCGCAATGCTTACCGCACCAGCACTCGCGACTGCTGTCACTTTCTGTTTTAGGTTCATTAAATGTCCTTTTTAGCTTTAGTCAGCATCTCGCCAACTATCTTTTCTATGTCTTGCGGATCGCTAGAACAATTTCGATGAACTAATTCAGCAAATAACGCTGTTCGTTTCCGCTGTTCTCGCTGTGTCATAAAGTAAGTTGCTAATCCAAGGAGCATGCTGAATCCCATCCCTATTACAAATCCCCATTCATAAAGTGAGAGACTTGCAAAAAAGGCAGTTAAGCCAGCTGTTCCGTAGGTAGCATTGGTCAATTTTTCCATGCGCATATACACCCCCTACGGAGTGTCCGAGTTTAGTTAAAAGGATGCAGACACACAGCTCCTGTGTGAAGTGATTAGTGTGTGATTGATACTGTGGTCTGCAATGTGTAAATAGATGGTGGGCACAACTCCACCTAGTGTGCAATTATCGATATCTCTGCATGAGGCTTTCGATAATTAATGAAATACGGCTCGCCAATAAGCTTTATATTTAGAACGGGTAACGAAATAATGAAGTGACCAAGCTAAATTTAATTGCTCTTTAGTCTTACCAGATAGCTTTACACATAGATTAATAAATAAATTTTTCATATTTTCTCCAATAAAAAAGGCCACCTAAGTGACCTTACTGGCAAGCTTTTCTGCCTCTGGAAATAACCCGAACAGTATCGCCTGTTACTGTCGTAATGTAAGCATGATCTGTTCGATTAATATCAAATGATGGGATGGCATCTTTCCTTGTGTGCTCAACTCTCGCCACGATATCTTTATTTTCTGATTCTGGGTAAAACTCTAGGCGGTACATTTCCCCTAAGCAGTGGACTTCTTCCACTTTACGACCTTCACGTTCAGTAATTAATTTAAGTGCGTACATAATTTCGTTCCTTATTTTAGATAATAAAAAACCCCGCCGAAGCGAGGTTATAAACAATTTTGGCAATATACCAAATTAGACTTAAATATGACCTATTTTGTTCATTTTTGCAAGTTGTCGTGATTATTTTTATTAATCAACTCGATTCTAACTCGCTTCATAGAAAGTAATGCCGACTTATCTAACTCACAACAAATATCTAAAAGGCTATTCCAATATATATCATAATTCATTTTCCAATTATTACGCTTAACACCCACCAAGCGAGCCAGATCTGTTTGTGAATAATTACGCCCAGTGCAAGTCTGAACCGATAACCAGACTAATGATCTAAGTCGTTCTTTAACCTTTTTAGTTATCTTTTTACCGTTATGCTGTTTTTCAAATTCAGACCATACATGAACACTGATATTCACTTGATGCTCAAATTTCAAACTATATCCATAACAATACATTATCCATGAGTGTTGTTCTTCACTTAATGCATTAATAGCCCTACGCCAAGAGCATAATAAAAAATCCACAGGATCTATCATCGGCTTTGGAGTTCGACGACAGCGAGTTTCTAATACATAAATTGGATCAGTATCACGACAAACAAAACGTCCGTTTAATTTTAAATCTCGCATTCTAACTCTCGGTGTTGCTCTCGTGTCTGTTAACCCAAAATCTTCAAATGCTTCTAACTGACCCTTTGTTGAAGCTCTTAAGTTTGATGTAGCTATCGATGCCATATCACTTAAATATTCCAAGTCATGCGCATAAATTGGCATATTTCCTCCACTCGTGCCGTACACACGTTAAATAAATGCACCGATGCCTAATGAACGGTTTAAAAAATGAAATAACAATTCGAGTTGATTGCCGTGAGTGACTTCCCATAGTTTGGGGTCACGATGTAACTCGTCATGGTGAATGCGGCATAATGGAATAGTGAATAAGTCGTGAGCCTTCGTTCCCATACCGCCCATGCCATGACCTATGATATGGTGCGGATCATCAGCCTGTTGCCCACACACGCAACACGGTTGAGTCTTCACCCATTGAAGCCAATTGGTATTTTCCCAACGTTGCATTTTAGGTTTAAGAAGAAACGACGCTGGTGGCTCTGGATCGACAGCAACTTTAATAACCGGTTTTATCGACTCTAAACGCTCATTCATTGCAGATAATGCTGTTACGTTGCTTGGGATAATGTCAGCTTCAGGAAAACCACCATGAACTTTGCGTTCCTCTTGTTTATCTGACCAATTTAAAATCTGGCGTAATATTGGTTCAGGTAATTCATCAACTAATTTATGCATTACTGCAAATGAGAAAAAATCAGGTATTGTTAGCTGGTGGCCACCATCTAATCTCAAACGAAAACGGATAGTATCTAACATCCAATTAATACGATTTTTATGAGCTAATTCAGCAACCCAACCGGCTGATGAATGACGAATATGATTATCGTGATGCCAGCAAGTGCGAATAACTCCCGCTTCATTAAAGGTCGTTACTAACTCGTGGTGATGATAATTATCTTCATCGTTATCAATCTGACAGTATTTGATATTACTAATAACCCAAGAGTCCATCGGTGATACTTTATCGATGGTGTGGATCACTTTTTTGCTATTGAGAAATTGGACGATGTGCTTATTGCTTAAAATTGGCTGTTCATCGCCAGTTAATGCGCCTGAGGGCAACACATCTAAACTTTTAGGCACATCACTAATAATCACACGGTGGTGCGTTTTAAATTGCTCAAGTAATTCAGCACCAGGCTTAAGCAACACAACACCAAGTTCTGGCTGAATATAAGGCGTTAATAATAATTTCATGCACTCACCTGTTTATTCAGCATCACCATGCGGATCAATTCATCCGTTTTACTCTCAAAGAAATGCGGTTGGGTTTCACGAGGATTATTAGGGCTGGTCATATTCTTCCCAAACTGGCAACCTCTTGCCGTAACAGACCAAAACTCTTTAGTTTTGTTAGCAGTTTTCGTGCTTGGACGTGATAAGCGTTCAACAATGCCAAGATCGGCTAATCGTTTATAGGCTTGTCGTGCTGAAATAGGTAAGTTGTGTTTGTTGATCAGCGTTGATAATGCAACTGTTGGACGACTGGAACCATCCATGGAACCACTTGGCGCATCAATCGCATAAACAGGCGCTAACTCAGGTAAACCCGCCATTGCTTGTAATTTTTGATAAGCGCCTAACTTTGATGAATTCGAGAAATTTAAACTTTTAGACATTGATTCCAGTAGTATCACACCCGCCTGCACCTTATCACTGATTTTCTCTTGGTGCTGTTGTGTCACTAGGGCATCAAATGTGCGGATCACTTTTAAATGAAAAGAAGCACTGATCCACATTGCATAGGCGTAAACTAATTCTTTGCAAACATAAGTACCTTGATTATATCCACCAGCCACAGTGACAATAGGCGCTCCTGTGATCTCAGGAGCGGTCGAAATTTCATCAACTAACTCTTTAGTTTGAGCCAGTGAACTCCAATTTGATGGTTGGTGTCGTTTTTCACCACCTGACACTCGATGTAAATCATTTAAACAATAGCGACCGGCTACATCTCTACGAACCTGAAAACCATCAATAACAATTAATCCATTCATGCTATTTCTCTCCACGTTTTATTCGTGACCGTACATCACGTTATTAAATGAGCGGATAGTGATTTCTAACTTTCCACCCTTTACGACTTCCATTAACATCACATCCATATGCTTTACCTGCTGATCATCTTCCCAAATACCCGCATGTGTTAATGCATCAAATGGGGCCTTTAAAAAGTTATCAATGTCCCTGCGCTGTTTTGTTGGTGGGTATAAACGAACCAGGACAGAGACATTTTCTTTAATAGCTTTGGGTTTTCGTTTTAACTGCTCATATACAGAAGCAATGGTGTTAATTCGAAACTTACGCCCTTTTTCACTGATCAGCGTTCTACCCTTAATGTTTCTCCAATATGAGTTAACACTAGGTGGAAATGGCAACGTGAGCATAAGTTCAGGCATAAGTCCCCCATAACCCAATAGCCAGCATGAGAACAAACCAAAAACCTATAAACAGCGCGTATTTAGTTAGCATCGTTTACACTCCTTTTATCCCAAGCCTTCAAAGCACCGTCGAAATCATTAGCAATAGGTCCTCGTGCCCCACATTTTTGACAACGAGTAAATGTATTGAACATCACCTGCATGACTTCCAGTTTTTTAGAATTACAGAATGGGCAGTGAGCATTGTTCATGAGTGATTACCTCTTGCTGCTCTTACTAATGAGTCATACGGCTCAGTGGGTAATTTCCCCATATGTGCAAAATTAGAGGTGGCGTGTTTTACCCATATGATTGTTGGAATACCTCGTTTTTTTGCTTTCTGAGCATTTAGCTTTTCGAGGTAGACAGATTCTCCTGACTTACGCTCCTCTATCATTGCGTTGTAAACTCTTTTAGCCTCATTCGTCACTTGATAGTAAAGCGGGTACTTTTCACTAACTCTGGTTAATGCACCGAGACTATGAAGATGAACAAGTGCACGAGATGCACCACCTAAAGTGGTTTCTAAATCACGAGTAACAATATCGCGATCTACGACTTCACCAACTTTGTATAACGCTAAGATTTGCTCTGTGATTTTCATGCAACACCTCTCGATACAAGCCATTTAGCCTGTTCAACAAATGTTTTACCGATTTGCTCCAGCTCACTACGTTGAATGTAATCCATTGGTTTGCCATTCCACGTTTTATCAAATATCACGATAGCGCCAGCAAAAAATGCCCCTGTTGGTACTTGGTTTTCATCTGCTGGAACAAACCATTCCGGAACATCAAAACCAACACGACCGCGAATAAAACAAATATGATCCGCTTCTTCACACCACCATGTTTCACTTGTGGCCACTTTCAACAAAAAAACGTAGCGCCCGCCTTTTTCACGCATTGCTAACGCATGATTCATAATGTGGCGAACACCAGTAACAGCTTGTTTTTCATGATATGAACTACGTGAGTACGGTGGATTAGCGAAAGCAGAACCACCAATTTCCTTGAGTTTTTCCGACCAGTCCTGAGTAAGCGCGTTATCTTCAACGGTGTAGAAATGAGGGCATTTGCTGTTTTGCGCATCAGTAAAGAGATCTAGCGTGAACGGCCCATAGAGTGAATTGATACCCCAATACAGGTTTTCAGGTGTACGCCACTGATCGCCAATTTCTTTTAATTTATGGGCAGGTTGGCTTTTTAATTCCTGTAATTTCAATGCGTAATCAATCATTGCTGAGCCTCCTGTGACATTTCAGTCGCTTGTTTCCAAATACTGTTCCATGCTTGGCGACCAGAAAACTCACTCATACGGCGAATACCTGTCTTACCTGCTAGTTCAAGCGCAATTTCTTCAATACGGTTTTGAGGTTTAGAACGAGAACCAATTAAGCGTGAGAATGCACTGTCACGTTCAACGGTATCAACTTGAACCTTTGGCTCATCCTTTGGTTTTTGACTACGAACGATCAGCTCATCAAAGTGTTTACGTAACTTACGAGGACTTAAAATGTTTTGGTGCCAGAATGAATCTTTGTTGGCCCAGTCGAACAACGCACAAATTTGCTCATGAGTCCGCCCATCGATTTGACGCATCAAACGAGTATCGTTCGCCCAGTCATACCAAGTAGGCTCTAGCGCAGATGGATTCAGTTTTTTAACACGACCAAACATCCATTTTGCCGTTTTCAAATCACCTTCATCACCCCATTTCTGGAAATTAGTGCTGTAAATCACTGCTTCTGGATAACGAGTTAAAAAATCATTTTTCGGCTGGTCGCTGGATTCGTTAGAATTCTGCGACGAAGGGTCTTTAGTGATCTGTAAGTTTCTATCTGAGTTAAGATCTGTATAAAGATAGGATTCCTCACTTTCGACGTTTCCATGATTCTGCATTTCTGCGGTTTCCATTCCGCAGTTTCGACGTTCCGATTCCTCACTTTCGACGTTTCCATTCCTCACTTTCGACGTTTCAGAAATAGACGGGAAAATCATAGAGATAAGTTTATTTCCATCTATCTTGTAGTGAGTAACTGGCGTGCCATTGACCTTTTTTGTTTTGGTTTCAATCACACCAGGGAAATATTTTTTACGTAATTTATCAACGAGGCGTCGAGCTTGCTCTTCACCAGAAAGTCCGTGAATTTCTTCTGCCAGCTCTTCATGGCTTTTATAGAACCAGCCATCATCAGCACTTGATGAAACACCAGACCAGAAGACAAGTTGATTTAAAATTGCAGACAAGGCATGAGCTTGCTGATCACCCTTGAAAAAGTCCAAATATGGAACAGGTATAACAATGACGTTTTTCTGCCCTGACATGGCTTGCACAACATCAAAAATAGTCGTCATAGCAACGCCTCACTTAACTCTTGTGTATTTTTCTTTAAATCGTTGCAAGGGTTCACATTGTGGATCGTCACAACCATCCAACATAAAAATGACTCGCTGTTTTTCTCTGTCATAACGAACAACATGAACAACGATACCCCTGTGATTTTTGTAGTAGCGATCAAGTTTGTTTGGGTTCTCATTGTTCATTGCCCCGCTCTCCACTTGAAAAATAAAAATCAGCCCATGCCTTTTTAAGCGATTGCCTATCTACCAAATGTGCCGGTTTCTTGTAGTTGTCTGGTTGTTCGTCAGAGGCTATGATTTCTACATAGCGGAACGACTGACTACCCGAGACAGGTAAACAACGGAATTGCTTTTTAGGTATTAAATGCGCTAATCTACTCATGCTAATTTCTCTTCACACAATTGAAATTTGCAAACCGAAGCCAGAGGCCGTACACCTTTGGCTTCACCCTTTCTGGATATAGCCATCTTTAATTTCTCTTTTGATGTAACGAAACAAACGCATTCATAAATGTGCGGGTCTGTGAAATTAATCCATCCAACATCATTTTTATCTTTTGCTCTTCATCACCATCAATAACGCCATCAGCTAAACTATCTTTCATCAATAAGGCTAAACGCCCTTGCATTTCGTCAACATTGCTTCGTAATGTGAATAACTCGGTTGTATCTAGTTCAGCTGGATTGACTCTATCCACCAACAAGCGATTTGATTCACGAGCAACAAACTCAGCAAACAAAACGGTTTTAGAGATATCCTGCATTGCTAACAGCTCGTTTAAATCAAACGAACGACAACCGTTTTTCTCATAAAGCTTGTTGTTGAACGATGTTAAAGACAGACCAAGCGCACCAGCCATTGCCTCACGCCCACCAGCTGTTGCCTCACACATTTCTTTCACTACCTGTTTTATTGATTGGTTACTCATTTCCTACCACCCTTGGTGATTTCTTGTAGTTAACTGTTTTAAAAGGTTTTGCTATTCTTTTGGTAAGCCATCGGTTTTATTTGGATAGAGATCAGGACGCAGTTGATCCCTTGGTATGCCTGTTGCTAGTTCAACTAGTAAAACTTTATCTGAAGGAATTCGTTTATTTCTGTTTAGCCAATTCCATACTTGCTGTTGCTTTACGGTCTTACCTGATATGCCTGTTATTAGCTTCGCTAGGTGAGTCTGCCCACCTGACTTATCGATTGCCTTTTTTAAACCGATCACGCAATCGGTACTGATTGTTTTATTCATAACACCCCCTAGTTGTTAATACAACTTAATGATAATGCATAACAACCAAATTAACAACATAAAGGTGTTGGATGAATGAACACTTAAAGTTGTAAAATACATTCACAAACAAGCGGAGGTTGTTATGTCGATTGCAGAAAGACTGTTATCTGCCAGATTAAAGGCGGGGTTAAGTCAAGCGGATTTAGCGGATAAAGTAGGAGTTAGTCAGCAGTCTATTCAAAAAATTGAATCAGGCCAGACAACATTTCCTCGCAGAATTGAAGATATTGCACACGCAGTCGGTGTCTCTGCTCACTGGTTACAGTTTGGTGCACCAGATGAAAACGGTTCTAAAACAAACTTTGAAGTCAAAGAATGGGAAGATATTAGGTATCATAACGATGATTTTGTTGGTATCCCTGTGTTGGACATAGAGTTATCTGCAGGTTCTGGAGCTAATGCAGAGTTAATTGAACTGGAAGAGTACACTTATCCGTTTCGCAGAGATGAGTTGAGGAAGCATAACGTTAGTGCAAATGATGCTCGTATAGTAAAAATCATTGGAAATAGTCTATACCCCGTATTAAATAGCGGTGATTTAGTAGCGGTAGATGTTAGTAAGAGAGATATACGAGATGGTGATCTTTACGCAATACGTGATGGAGTTTTGTTGAGGGTGAAAATATTAGTTTATCAGCCAGATGGCGGAATAATTATTAAAAGCTTTAATAAAGATGAGTACCCAGATGAGCAGCTCAGTAAAAACGAGATGGCTGCTCGAGTACATATTATTGGAAGGGTTTTTTGGTCATCGAGAAGCTGGTAGTGATTTAATTAATAACTCTTCTGTTATTATCTTTACATTAGATTTTCCGCTATCACGATCAAGGATGGCTTTTTCTATTTTTCTACCGTAACTTGAAAACCTCCAATCTCGAGAAGACATAGCTCCAATTACAAGAAAATGAGTATTCTGTGTCACTCTATCAACAATTGAGCCACCAGCGCTGTTAATTCTTTCAGCTACAGTAGCTCTTTTTCCTGATATAAAACTACCAGTTAAACAGAAAGATGAATTTTTGACCTCCACTGCATCTAATTGGTCGCAGGGTAATATAGAGGACATGCCGTCCACAACACCGTATTCAAGATCTGTACCGGAGAAATCAACTAAAGCTTGATATAAAAGCTGACTTTCGTCTTTATTGATCACCCCGTCTTTTTTTATTCTCTGAATAAGTTCATAAAGATATTTCCCAGGATAATCTTTTTTTAACTGGCCATTCTTAGATAACCACCAATCGAGATAGCTTATCTCATCAACTTTGAGCTTTTTATCTGCGATTATCCCCTTGCAAAGCCCAATTAATAAATTTACATCTGATTCTTTTGAATACAAGTCAACACTAGGCATATCCATGATTGACTGTTGTACGCTTTTTAAGGTTTGAACTAGATCTAATCTTTCTTCTTTGGTTACAACTCCATCATCTAAAATTCGAGTAATTCTATCCTTAAGTAGTTGAATAAATGAGTTATCGGATATTTGATGAGCCTCATTAAGCCATGTAGTTATATATAAAATTTCAGTATCAGATAGCTCCCCGTCGGAAAGAACACCATCAATGATTGATATTAAATTAGCGAATAACTTGTCGCGATTTCTTTTGTAGTTAAATGCAGGGTTAGCGTTCATATATCCTCCTTTGAACTTATAGTTAAATTTTATTTAAGACAAATCAAACAACATAAAGTTGTTGACTTTTGCATTTTTACAACTAATATAACAACCAAAAGGTGTTTTAAATGAGGCGCTAATTACAACTTAGGTGAAGCAAATGACAACTGAACCAGTAATCATACCGCCAGCCAATTTCACTGATGAAGATATCGTTGCTTGGATGAAAGATAAATTATCTTCTGTTGATCATCTGCTTGAGCTTTATGCTAAACGTGGGGAGCTGGTGGCTGACTTATCAAAACTGGATGATGAAATAGACGAGTACAGAATCAAAAGTGCTATTCAGACCCAAAGAAAATGATTTTTATGTGTGAAGAGAACGTGTGAAGAGAAACAACTGTGTGGAGGGAAATTGGCGTGAGTAATGCTACTAATAAAAAACAAAACATCAGGATCTATGCCTTAGTCTTTCATAAGAACGCGCTAACTCTGTCAACCGACAATATTTATGAAGATTTTTGGTTAGAACTACATAAAACCGTCGGTTGGCTTAAGTTTGTAAAACATAGTGAAGAATCTGAATTTGTTAAGAACGGAGCACTGTTTGTAGCCACTGAACTGCGTCCGGTATCTGATTCAGCCCCTTACCCAGTAGTTGAAGCACAATGTGTTTTGTGGCGTCAACGGGAAGCTCTTTTAAGCGCTGCAAATACCCTTTCCTTTCTTCTGGGTCAGGGACGTTTAAAGTAATGAAATCACGAATTTCATTTAATGTTTCATCATGTAGTCTGACTGTAATTACTTTAAGAGAGGTGGATATACTGCCTTCCTCAGTAAGTAGATTTATAGCATGTCTAGTTGCTTTTATTAGTGTAAGTTCAGGAAATGCACCAGCCATTACATGGATTACTCCACCGGTTATCATTTCCTCTTCACTAAGATATGCAATGTTTTTTAATAAAATATCATCATCAATGTCAGAAAAATCTGACGGTATATTTTGGGGTTGAATAGCATTAGGGTAATCCTGTACTGCAATTTCCAGAATTTTTAATTGTAATGCTCTGCTGAAACCTGACATTTTAACATTCTCTTGGTTGTGTCGGATCTTCCAAGAATACCACCACCGCCTGAGGTGGGAAAATAATCAGGCACAATATTTGAAGTGTGAAGAGAAACAATGGCTGGCTGAGTCTTAAACCATTAACGGGAGTGTGGTGATAATGTTCTGCTCAGTCAGCCATTTTTATAGAGTTAGTTTTATAACCAAAGAGCGTGGGCGTGAAAAAAAGTAACCTGCAGTCAGCTAGAAATCCGAATCCCAATCGGGCTGATGAAACCACAGGTGGTCCGCTCTTTTTGATTATGAATCTAACAATAAGTAAGGGTACTGGCATCCATCCATGACAGTCCATATCAGGTATCCACAGTAGCTAGTGCCCTTTCTTATTGTGTGAAGTGAATAAACTGTGTGAGGAGAAATTAATATGTCACGCCCTTCGTTAAAAAATGCAATTGTGTATAGAGCACAACTGCCAAGTGCAGAAGCCATGTCCGATCACCTAAGTAAAATTCCATTTACTGAAGTATTAGAATCACATTTTTGTAGTTATGGTTATATACCAAACCCGGTTACTAATGAGTTAGTCACCCCTATTACAGGCGGATATTTACTGACTTTTCGTTTTGATCAAAAAATATTACCTAATGCTGTTATTAAAAAAGAAGTTAATGAACGCATTAGTAAGTTAAAACAGGATGGAATTGAATTTATCGAGCCTGATATTAAAAATACAGTCACTGCTGAGTTTTTGAGAAAGGCTTTTGTAAAAACAATTACAACACTCGTTTTATATCATTCAAGCAAAGAATGTTTATTAGTGGCCAGTTCTAATAAAAATATTGCAAATTCAGCTATCAGCACGTTGATCAAAGCGTGTGGCTCAGTCAAAACAGAAACAATTCATATTGATGATGTGTCAAAGGGTCTAACTACTAGACTATTAAATACATTGAACAATGAAGAAGCTACCGATTGTTTTGGAGAAGACTTCTATCCTGGTCAATTTTATTTACTTGAAAGAAAAATTGATAACAAAAAAGAAATTGTGAAATATGATGCTGATTTCAATTCTATAAGAGATGTGCTTTTTGACTCTTTAAATAATCACTTTAAAATTAATTTAATTCAATTATATACAAATGATATACAATTTAAACTTACTAGCGACTTTCACTTCAAAGGAATTAAGCCAGTAAATAAAATTGAGTTTGATGATAAAGATAAAGTTTATCGCTATCGACATGAATGCTCTCTCATTATGTTTTATATAACACTTACCATAGATATTTTAATTGATTTATTAAAATATAAAGAAAAATAATAATTAACCAACATCAGGGAAATTCAATCTCGATTAATTCGAGAGGGATTCTTATTACCTAAAAATTGTGTGGAGAGAATAATGTCTTATATTGCAACAGCAACAAATAAACATTTCTATTATCTCGATGTACGGATCGAAGATATAGATATTCAAGATATTGCCAGTGGCCTTGCTAATGAATGTCGCTTTAATGGTCAGATTGATAATTTCTATTCTGTGGCTCAGCACTCGGTATATGCAAGTTATTTAGTTGCACCTGAATATGCTTTAGAAGCCCTACTTCATGATGCCAGTGAAGCCTATGTCAAAGACCTGCCATCACCACTTAAAAAGCTATTGCCTGAATATAAATTAATTGAATTACGTGTAGAAAAGATGATCCGCAAAAAGTTTGGATTACCCGAATCTATATCTGATGCAGTTCATTTTGCTGACTTAATGATGTTAGCCACAGAAAAGCGTGATTTAGAAATTGATGCTGGTAGTAACTGGTTAATGCTTGAAGGTATTCCAACTAGTGATTTTGTTGTTAATCCATTAACGCCACCACAAGCAAAAGCCGTATTCCTGCTCCGCTTTAATGAGCTTTATAAGGGGGCTGAAAATGGCTAACGGATCAGTAAACAAAGTAATTCTTATCGGCAATTTAGGTCGTGATCCTGAAATTCGCTACCTGCCTTCTGGTGGTGCTGTTGCCAATTTAGCTGTGGCCACATCAGAAAAGTGGCGAGATAAACAAACGGGTGACAACCGAGAAAAGACAGAATGGCACCGTGTCGTTCTGTTTGGAAAACTCGCTGATATCGCCAGTGGCTATTTGTGCAAAGGCTCTCAAGTTTATATCGAGGGGCAATTACAAACCCGCGAATGGGATGATAACGGTGTTAAACGCTATACAACAGAAATTGTTGTAAAGGTTGGTGGTTCGATGCAAATGCTAGGTGGTGCTAGTAAATCAGTAGGTTCACAACCGGCACAGCAAAATCAGCCACCAGCTCAACCTCAAGTCAAAAACAATCAGCCACTAATGGATTTTGAAGATGATATCCCTTTCGCACCGATTGGGCTTATGTATCCACGCCATTTAATTAATGTGATTTAGGAGGCTTTATGTCAATTACTCCAGAATTTGTAGAATATGATGAAAATGGTTATTTGGCTCATTCAGAACTGCCATATTCCGAAGATAGTAATGAAATTATGCAGTGGGTAACGGATAACCAATTAGAGCAACGCTGTATTTATATGAGTGAAGATGTCGGAGAGAATACACCTGTTTTCCAAAACTATTTCACCCACGGTAACCCTAATGTATCAGCTTGGATGCCAACGGAACCTCCTGGTGAAGGCTGGTTTATTGGAGCTATATACGAAAGTGAAGATGGCCCCGTCTGCCTTTGGTTACGCTCTTCAAAATATCAATTAAAAGAACAGTTTTTAAAAGCCCATCGAGAAGCTGAAAAAACAGCTTATGAATATTTCTGTGCTTGCGATATCGGCGAAGAGAGAATTCAAGCACACGAAATCTACCAGCGTATTAGAACAGCCACATACATAGGTGGGTGATATGAAAGAGCGTGGAATTATTTTTAATTCTGAAATGGTGCGTGCCATTTTAGATGGGCGTAAAACTCAAACACGGCGCATCGTTAAAAATGTAATGCCTGATAATGGAATGTGGCTAAAAAAACCGACCAAAACAAGAAGTGGCACAACTACGCATGTGTTGGATGCTCCAAAATATAATTTATGTCCCCTTGGTAAAGCTGGTGATCACCTTTGGGTTCGTGAAACATGGATGCCTGATGCACCTCGCGATGGAACTTGGGGTGATGTTGAGTTTTACGGATGTAAAGACTCGCAATTAAGCATGATACCTGAACACTTCCGTAAGTCAGAATATTGTATTCATCGCGCATCTTGGGATGGTGATGAATTGGTTGGCTGGACTCCATCTATTCACATGCCTCGCTGGGCTTCACGCATTACATTAGAAATTACTGATGTTCGTGTTGAACGATTGAATGATATCAGTAACGATGATGCAAAATCTGAAGGCTGTTGGTATGGGCGTGGAGGTGGAACTCCCGATAAGGCTCTTACCCCTAGTGATCAATTTCCTACTTTATGGGAAGAAATATATGGAGATGGAAGTTGGTCGTCTAATCCGTGGGTGTGGGTTATTGAGTTTAAAAGGATTTAATAATGGATAAATCAATAAACCAATTAAATCCCAATGATGTTATTAAAATTGGTAATAACTGGTATCGAATTAGGTATTTAAGATATTGGGGAAATGAAGCATCAATAGATCTACAAAAAGAAGAGGATCTATTATCTTATTATCATGACAAGACGTGTTTAAGATTATCGATAAATAAAGATTCAAATATTAAATTTGAGGTTAAGAGTGAAACCGATACTTGATATGTGTTGTGGCTCACGTATGTTTTATTTTGATAAACAAGATGACCGTGTTTTATTTAATGATATTAGAGCAGAAGAACATATTTTATGTGACGGAAGAATTTTAAATATAACACCAGATGTTATTTCTGATTTTAAAAACCTTCCATTTCCTAATAATACATTTTACCAAGTGTTATTTGACCCACCTCATTTAATCAGGGTTGGTAAAAATAGCTGGATGTTTAAAAAATATGGTTCGTTAAATAAAGACTCATGGAGGGAAGATTTAAGTAAAGGGTTTAGTGAAGCATTTAGAGTACTTAGACCAGGAGGAACATTGCTATTCAAATGGAATGAAACCCAAATACCAGTTAAACAAATTTTAGCGCTAACAGACCAAAAACCAACAGCAGTACAGCGTGTAGGGAAAAATGATAAGACGCACTGGATCTCTTTTCTTAAGGAGATCAGTAAATAATTACCACCAGTATTAACTAATATCTATTTAAACTGTGTACGGACAGTGTGGAGAGAAAATATGAATACAGTATTTTTATTGTTAGCTGAATATGAAACGTCTCAAATTCCTCTATCTGTTGTTGCTGAGAAATTCCTTAGCATATCGCCTTCTTGGGCTGATAAAAAAGCTAACCTTGGCGAGTTACCATTTCCAACATACAGGGATAATCAAAAATCAGGAAGATTGGTGCATATTGTAGATTTAGCGGAATGGATAGATAAAAAAAGAGAAATAGCAAAACAAGAATTTGAACACCTTCAGTGAGAAAAACAAGCTGGAAAATAGATATAATCCAGCTTGTTATCTTTTACTTATCAAAATATTCAAGCTCATCAGAGTTAGACGACTCAACCTCAGGCATCCAACTTGTATCGCTCCATATTTCTTCTAATGCATCAGTTATTTTGTCTTTTTTTTCATTTTTCTTTAGCCCATCAATGATTAACTTTGTTTGTGAACCCCACAAAGCGCTAACCTCCAACTCAGAATAAGAAGGGGAAAGTTTCTTTTTTACTTCTTTTTTCAGCGCGTTAAACATATCAGGATGGGTATTTTTTTGAATTGCTTTATCAAAAAATAATTTTATATGAATCATGAACACCTCCATTTACTGTTTATTTATACAGTATAATTTAGAGGTGAAAAAGATCAACTTTTATTCAATTTATCAAATTTATCATGCAATGATTTGGGGTATAACTCTGTATATACCTGCCAAAGAACATTTAAAGATCTGTGCCCTGTCACTTGAGCCACATCTTCAATACTAAAGCCAGCTTCAAATAAACGACTTGCCCCTTCTCTTCTTAAGTCATGATATCTAAGATCTTCAATCCCTAATGCGTTCCTGGTGCGCTGAAAACCTGCAGTAACTGATTTAGGGTTATAAGGGAAAATTCTATCACTTGTTTTTGGTTGGCGACTCAGTATTGCCCATGCATCCCCCAGTAAAGGCACTGACATGTGGTTACCTGATTTTTTACGCGGATCTTTTCTATCTCTAACAATTACTGATCTGTTTTTCTCGTCAACGTCTGCCCATAGAATTTTGCACACTTCACCAATTCGCATGCAACTAAGAATAGAAAAATCTAAAATATCAACATAAGGGATAATGCACTCTCTGTGTTCGCTTCGTTTTTTAAGCGCTTCTCTTAGTTGTTTTAATTCTTCTTTTTGAGGTCTACGACTACGCCGTTGTGATTTACCAATCAATCCCATTTGAATGAGTAACGGGCGTGCCTCATACGCTGGATTAGCCGTATATTCTATACCATAGATAGGTTTTGCCGATTTTAATACCGAGGTCAAATAACTAACATCATGGTTAATGGTTGAGGGTGATGCACCTGATGCGTGTCTATGTCTGCAATGATCAACAATATGTGAAACGGTAAGCTCTGTTAGCCCATATTTAGACAAATCAGAATCAAACAGCATTTCTAAAACATACCGTTTTGTTCTTCCTGCTTTCCCGCCAAGATCTGGATCATTTAAATATTTAAACAGTAAATCTCTGACTGTTATTTTTGTTGCATCAGTTGGATCTGGTATGCCGTTTTGCTCTAGCTCTAAAACACGTTTAGTTCCCCATGTTTTTGCATGAGCCTGTTTGGTGAACGTTCTGCTTTCATTATAAATTCTCTTTCCACCAGCTTTCACAGAAACGGAACATCTGTATCGAGCAGTGCCGTCTGCTCTATCGCGTTTTGATATGGTATAGTAAGCCATCTCTATATAAATCCTCTCTCACTCTCAGCAGGACACCAAATTTTGGTGTCCTCACTGGTGTCCTGATAAAGAAAAAATACACTAAAATAGGTTATAATGCACGAAAATACACCAACTGATAAAACACTAGAAAACAAGCAAACACAGGGCATTAAAGGAAATTACCCACTTAACCGCTTTTCTGTTGCGCCGATGTTGGATTGGACTGATCGCCATTGTCGTTATTTCTTTCGTCAACTCAGCAAAAATACGTTGCTTTATACTGAAATGGTCACAACAGGTGCCATCATTCATGGCAAAGGCGATTACCTAAAGTACAGTGATGAAGAACACCCAGTTTCATTACAATTGGGCGGAAGCGATCCGCACGCTTTAGCACAATGCGCAAAATTAGCGCAAGAGCGTGGTTATGATGAAATCAACTTAAATGTGGGTTGTCCTTCAGATCGCGTACAAAATGGACGCTTTGGCGCTTGTTTAATGGGAGATGCACAACTCGTCGCAGATTGTGTAAAAGCCATGCGTGATGTAGTTGATATTCCGGTTACTGTAAAAACGCGGATTGGGATCGACGAACAAGATAGCTATGAATTTTTATGTGATTTTATTGATACTGTTAGCCGTGATAACAATTGCGATACCTTTATTATCCATGCACGTAAGGCATGGTTATCAGGTTTAAGCCCTAAAGAAAACCGTGAAGTTCCCCCTTTAGATTATCCTCGTGTTTATCAATTAAAACGTGATTTCTCGCATCTTACTATGGCTATTAATGGCGGTATTAAATCGCTAGAAGAGGCAAAAGAACACTTAAAATATATGGATGGTGTGATGGTTGGACGTGAAGCCTATCAAAACCCGTCTATTTTAGCGTATGTTGATCATGAACTCTTTGATAGTCGGTTACCGATTGCTGATACAGTCACCGCCGTAAAAGCAATGTATCCTTATATTGAAAAAGAGCTCTCTCAAGGGACTTATTTAGGCCATGTCACTCGTCATATGCTAGGAATTTTCCAGGGTATTCCAGGCGCAAGGCAATGGCGACGTCATTTAAGTGAAAATGCCCATAAGCAAGGCGCTGATTTATCTGTATTAGAAAATGCACTCAAATTTGTGACTGAAAAATAATTTCAAAACAAAAAACCAGCCATAATAGGCTGGTTTTTTTATTATTAAAGCAATGAGAAGAAACGATTATAATTTGCTACTAAATAAGCAATTTGAAATTCAAATGCTTCTTTAACTTCGCGTTTTCCGTCTTCTGTTCCTTCTTTCTTTTTTATATCAAAAAATGCATTTTGCATTAATTGAACTGAGACATCCATTGATTTTTGAAATGCAGATAAATTATTATTTTCACCAAATCGTTCAAATAACATCTCTATTTTTTCATCTGCAACATCGCGAATAAATTGTAATTCAACATTACTAACTTTATTATCTTCATAAATAAAATCAATAAAATCTTTCAATTCATCTTTTTGCATAAACATTCCCTATTTAATTAATAGAACCGTGGAAACGTAAATTAAAATAGATGAGAATAAAAATAAATCTAAAATAATTTAAAAGGTTTTTTTTTGACAATGAAGATAGATATCAATTATCTTTACGAATAATAAATAAATATTTAAAACCTGTTTAATTTATTTCAAACAGGTTTTGGTGTTGATTAACATTAATTAAGGAATAAGCAGGCTTGAGCCTTGAGACTGTCGACTTTCAAGATAACGATGTGCCTCTTTTGCATCAGCTAAAGCAAATTTTTGATTATCTGGCACACTAACATCAATTTTACCGCTTCCGATTAACGCAAATAGTGCTTCACTTGCAGCATCTAGCTCTTCGCGTGTTGTGATATAACCCGAAATGGATGGGCGCGTAACATATAAAGAACCTTTTTTGTTTAGAATGCCTAAATCAACACCTGTCACTGCACCCGACGCATTACCAAAACTCACCATTAAACCGCGGTGTTGTAAACAATCTAATGAGTCTAACCAAGTCGCTTTACCGACAGAATCATAAACAACCGGCACTTTTTGGTTATTAGTCAGCGCTAATACACGTTCCACAATCGACTCAGTTTGATAATTAATCACTTCCCATGCACCTGCGGCTTTTGCTTTAGCAACCTTTTCATCACTACCTGCTGTACCAATCATGTTTGCACCAATTGCTTTCGCCCATTGGCTTGCAATTAAACCAACGCCACCAGCAGCTGCGTGGAATAAGAAGGTTTCACCTGCTTGTAATTTATAGGTTTCATTGAAGAGATAATAAACCGTTAATCCTTTTAAGAAAGAGGCTGCGGCTTGTTCAAAAGAGATATTATCTGGCAGACGTGCCACTTTATTTTCTGGTACATTATGCGTATCGCTATAAGCCCCTAGCGGAGATTGCGCATACACAACTCTGTCCCCTTCTTTTAGTGAAGTCACTTTAGCGCCTGTTTTGATAATAATGCCCGCAGCTTCAGTGCCTAATCCACTAGGGAATTGGCTTACAGGGTATAGCCCACTACGTACATAAGTATCAATATAGTTAATACCAATTGCCTTGTTGGCAACCTGAACTTCGTGATCACCAAGAGGAGCCAGTGTAAATGTTGCTAGTTCGAGAACATCAGCACTGCCATGAGCTGCAAATTGAATGCGTTTAGCCAT